GTGGATTTGCTGTTCCTGCAGTTGGTGTTCCTGGATTAGTTGCTGATTCTCTAAATATTGTTATTGATGACTCTCCATCATCTCCATCTGCTCCTGGGTCTCCATCCTCTCCTTGTTGTCCATCTTTCAGTCTTAGAAGTGTCATTTCATCTTCATCAACTATATAAGTACCCCCACTTAAAAAGTTGGCCGCGTAAACTTCCACTTTATAAATTTCATTACCTAGTGAAAATGCTCCTGCACTTACACTATGAGTTCTGGTGCTGCTTCTTGCTTGTACTTCTGTAAAATTTGCACCACCATCTGTTGATTTTAAAAATCTATAAGTGTAGCCTCCAAAAAAGTTAAAAGGATTAGGAGCTGCAGCTGTTAGTGTAATACTAGAAGGACTAGGATTTGCTGAGTTTCCGTCATAGTTAAAAGCTTGACTAGAAGCTGTCAAATGTGTAGTTGCAAATATAAGTCCTTTATCAATAGTATATTCTTTTTGTATTGTTAAGCTAGAAGCAGAGACAGTGCCTGTTAGTGTAAAGTTTTCTAACTCAGTACTCCAGCTTGCTCCAGATAGTGAATATACTCCAGTAGAATTATTAATTGTAAGAGTTAATCCATTTTGTGTTTTAGTCGTAGTACTTGCACCAACAGTTCCTCCAGATATTCCATATACTACTCCTGAAGTAAGCTCTGAAGCTCCTTGGAATACTTTCATTTCTCCGCCAGTATTAGTATAATTTATTTGATTTCCACCTGAAAAGAATGAACCTGTTGATGCTGTAGCGGATTCATTAGTTAAAAGAGCATTTATACCTGCAACTCCTGAAGTACCATCTTGAGCTAACAGAGTTCCTGTAACCCACTCTGAATCTTCTATTGTATCTGTTGCTTCTCTTCCTGAAGCTGTTGCATGTGAAGTCCAAAGATATTCTCCTCCAGAAGAAGGTATTGTAGCACTCCACCCATTCGCAGTTGTAAAACTTATTGCTCCAGTATTAAAGGTGTAAGTAGTATCTCCACTAGGTAATGTTGGAGGATTTGAGTCATCTGAACTTCTTTGATAAATTCTTACCTGTGCAGAACTAACCCCAGCTTCTCCATCTGATACTATATGAGTAACCATACTGTATGTGCTACCACTTCTAGAAATAGTTGCTAGAATATTATCTTGCGATGAAGGAACATAACTTGTTTTAAATACATTTACACCGCTGTAGCTTCTTGGTACTGATTGGTCTAAAAATAATTTTGTATCACTTTCTATTGAAGTAACTGTCGCAAAGTAACGTGTAGTACTTGTATCAATTATAATTCTATCTCCAACTTCGTATTCTGTAGTAAAAGCTGTACTGCTTCCTACTACTTCTGAACTATATTGTGGAATTGAAACTGTGCCTGATTTTTGCGTAATCCCAGCATTAGAGGCTCCTACTTCTGCTACATACTCAAAGTTATAATATACAATTTCTCCGTCATCACCAACATTTGGGTTTCTTGCAGTTGTATCTGTTTTTAGTTCTATAGCTTTAAATGGGTCTGATGTATCATCAAAGTCATATACTAAATAAGCTTCTGCTCCATCTGATATTGCAAAAGCTTGGCTTGTTTGAGCTGTATTACCTGAAGATACTTGTATTAAATCTCCATTTGTATTTGTAAAGTCATAGGTAGTACTGGTAGTGCTTACTGTCCCATTTGAGGAATTGATTTCTATTCCACCAGGTAGTGTGCCTCCTTGGGATATTGAACCAATTTTAGAAGTAGTACTCGTTGGTATTTTTAATACCATTAGGGAAGTATCAATCTCTCTCCTTATCCATTTTGAGAAATGACCTTGTGTATTGGTAAGCCTTACCAGTACCGTACCTACTTTTTGTGCAGGATTTTCTAGTATAAAAGAAGTTTCTGTAGAAGGAATTATTTCCGTCTTAAACTTCCCTGTAAATCCTAAATTATGTTTTACTTCATAGGATTCTATAAATTCGTATTTGTTTGTGATTGAATTACCATTTGTATCTGTTCTAGAAGTACTTGGATGTCCCCAGGTTATTGCTAAATCTAGTAATGAACTTTCAGCAGGTTCTTGTGTCTGTTCAATACTCTCTCTTTGATGGGGAATTGCTTTTAACACTACATCTGTAGGAAATGGTACATCTTCTGTATACCTAGGCATTCTTGTTGCCTCTGGTACATCTTCTATAACATATCCTCTATCTACTAATGAGAATTTGTCTCTATTAAATTCTACTGCTGATATTGCAAATATAGGCTCTTGGTCGTCTTCTTTTATATTCTGTATCATATACTCTTTAGCAGAACCATGAACCATTTGTCCATCTGAATCAATTTCTATAATTGCCCAAATACTATGCGTTGCAGGTGCACTTGTAAAAGCACTGGCTACAGTAACACTTGTAGCGTTATAGCTTGAAACTTCTTGTCTTTCAACTCTTGTTTCACCAGACCATACTAAGTCTAATTTATTGCCATTATCGTCTACAGCATTGACCATTATAGTTTCAGATGTTATTGCTGTATTTGCGCCTGAAGTATTGTCTGCATATTGTATAAAATCGCCTCTTTTTCTAGAAGCTCCTCTTATTGTTGCGGTGTCTTGCTGTAAATATGCTCCTCCTTCTGGAAATACTACTTCCATAAAATAAGTTGCTGTGTTAGATAAGTCTAGTGCTGAGTCTACTTTTATATTTGTTGATGTTGAATTTGCTTTTGTTCTTCCACCAAATCTTAAATTATTTCTATCAGCATCTGCTATAGTTATAACATCTCCACTATTTAAATTTACACCCTCTATTCCTGTTTGGAAAGTTACTACATCAGTCTCCATTTGGTCTGTGAATAAATGCCATTTACCATATCTAACTGCTTGGGCTCTACTTGTACAACCAAATGCTACTACATCTTTCTTTTTAATTTGTCTTGTTTCTACTATATTATCATGGTCTTCGACTATTTCTACTGTTTTCTTATAGAAATTTTTTGGGTCATTCCAAGTTACATTTACTTGATTATATCTAAATCTATTTCTTGTTGACTGGTAAGAAAAAGCACCACCTAATACATTACCTTTGTTAAAAGCTGCTATCGGAGACCTTTCTCTATTTTGTTCTACTGTAATTTGTCCATTTGTCCAAGTCATCATGCCTCTGAAGATAGATAACATATCTTGTACAACTTTCATAGCTTCTGCTTGTTCGGTAAACCATACATTACATGTGAAACGAGGTTCTGTGCCTCCCTCCCCATCAGGTACTAATTCATCACAATATCTTGCTATTTTGAATAGAGAATACTTATCTATATCACTAGCATTTATATACTCTCCGCACCCATATCGGTCATTAGTCATTATATCGTAGAAAACCCAAGCAGGGTTGTTACAGTATACTTTCTCAAAGTTAGGGGAAGTTGCATCAAACACATCTGTATCTCCCCTAAAGTTTCCGTCCCAGGCTACATAATCACTTCCAATTGCTCCTGTAGTAATATTTCTAGTATACTGTGCAGGACTCCCTTCATACCCTTCGTGAGCTGGAGAATAGTTAGTAGGTACTTTTATTTTTAATCCTCTTGCATGGTATCCTCTCTCTGGAACATTTCCAAAATCAGAAGCATTAAATATCATCTGCCCATAGGCTGCTAAAGGATAAGAGAGTTTGTCAGTAATAAGTGATTCTATAGATTGTAGTCTGCCTGAATTATAATGTACCCAGTTTCCGTGTTTTCTATTAATTGGAGTAATTGTTTCAACTTTTATTTCAAAATCTTCAAGAGGTTGATAAGGTTCTAAATTAACATCGAATACCTCCACAAAAGGATTTTTACAAAAAGCTTGAACTGTTCCTGTAGAGTAATATTTCCAATTGTGATTTCTTGCATTAGTAGGTCTGGCTAGTAATGTACTATCAGTTGGTCCGTAGAGTAACTCTTCTGAAAATGCTGAATCTCCTGGATTTTTGTATCTAAGATAAATTCTTAATTCTATTTGTGAGGTAGCTTCATTACCGTTTTTAGGTTTTGAAGCCCACATTTGGTCAAATTGAAAAGTAAGTTTTAATCTATCTACTGCAGATTTTTGAGTACTTATATTCATTTGAGTAGAAGTAATGAAAAGTGGATTGCCTGACCAAGTACTATTTTCATCCCCTGTGGTTTTCCAACCATAATGACTATAACTATTACTTACTCCTATTGAGCTTAAATCAGTAGTTGTGAGTGTTTTATTAATATTTGCAATTACGGAAGCATTTCCAGTATCTGCGTGAGTACTTACATAAGGTTGACTTCTTTCTCCTGTTAAAAATCCATAAGATATATCCTCAAAATTATAGTTACCATTTACTACCTGTGAATTTGCATTACTTGGAGTGTCCATAAATACAGCTGTGTTTGCTACTGTTCTATCTCCTCCAGCATCTGGTATAATTACGGCTGTATTTGCATTACTTGTAGAATTAACTGTTCCACATAAATCAATAGTACCTTCTAAAGATGAAGCTGTTATTTCTGGCATCCTGTCTATTTCTACAGAACTTGCACTTGTATATTTTGTAATCTTACATATTAAAGTTGTTTTATTTGGACCGCCTTGTTTTATTCTTAAGTATTGATACGTTCCTCCTTTTGATACATCATTAGATGCAAATCCTCCAGAAGAAGTAACAGTCTTACTTCCTGCTGTTATAGATATTCCTGAGATTGTCTTTTTTGCTTCTTCTACTCTGATTTTATAAGTACCATGAGTAGAACTAAATCCTGAAAACATAGAAGAGCCTGTATTATCAGTGATTGTATTAGTAGTAGCATTGTATGATACATCAAAACTTTGTTTTGGATTATGAGAAGCTTTGTACGAATTATTTAAAACTTGAGTAGTATCTAAATATATGGAAGAAGCTCCGTCTATGAGTCCTTGAATAGGTCCTTCTGATATCAAATCATAGACAATAACAGATTGTTCCTGATTAGGACTTCTTCGTCTATTTCGTGTTACTCCGTCAGGTGGACTAGATGCTACTGATGCTGCTTTTGTTGTATTTTTTCCCATAATTATTTCCTAAAATAGCTTTGCTACGGCTTTAACAATAGCCGACTTATCGGTATCTCCGCTACTATTTGCGGGGGTATTCGACGTTGAATTTACATAAGTAAACGAAGAATTATAACCTGTTGTTTTTACATCTCTCATACTGTAGTTTATTGTTACCCCAGGAACTATTAGTTCTCCATATAATAAAGGAACGGGGCTTCCCATTTTAACATTTTCTTGTGCGTTACCAAATAAATAACTCTCTGGAGATTCTCCTGGAGTTTGAGGAGTTAAATAATCTGTTAATCCTTTTAAGGCTAATAATCCTCCTATTGCTCCTGCTATTAAAGCTGCATTTGCCATTAAAAAAGTTCCTAAACCAGCAGTTGCTGCATAACATGCTAAATGTGCTCCTAATGATACTATTAAAGCTGGTGCAAAAATCGCAATAACAACACCTAATACAACTTTTGCAATATCTCCAAAACCAGAACCTGCTGGTACTGGAGTAATGTACACAGTATCTTCTAGTACTGGTAAGAACATGTCTCCAATGTCATCTTCTGTTTCAATAAGTAAATCTTTTCCATTTATAATCTCTAATCCGATGTTATCTTTTTCTAGCATATACATCATTTCATCTGCAAATCCGTCGCACTGTGCATCAATAAGTTTTAAAATATCGCGCATATTATTATCCGCAGATACCC